CTAGCACGGGGCGGACGGGCGGAGCAAAAACGCCAAAAAAACGGGACGGGCGGAGCAAAACCGAGGGGGGTGGGTCGAAAAAGATCACTTTCCGATCGGGGGCCCGCTGCGCGCTGTGGGGGGGTTACCCAGAATCTCTACACATCTAGTACTCCCCGGTATTATACCTACAGGTATAAACTATATGGTCGATTATAAGCCTATAGGTTTATAATTGGCACTTATAAGTCTGGCGACTTATACTTACATTTGCTACATGGGTATCGAGATCTCCTTATTATTTCCCTCCGCCTTTCTATTCGGCGTCGAGTACTTTCAGTCCAACTATCCTGGCGAGCACCAGGAACTGGACATCAACTTGGGTTTATTCCGCATAACATTTATTTGGTAACTTCGCATTATGAAGAAACCACTTAACAATCCGATGCCTCCACAGACATCAGGCATCGCCAAAATGGCGGAGCAAAAAGCCATGATGAAGCAGGCAAAGAAGACCATGATGATGGCGGAAGCCATGTCAATGGCGAAGAAAATGACAGACATGCCACTCACCATGAAGGTGAAAGGCAGCTGCAAGTAAGTCCACCTGGTCCCAACAGAAGGCTCCGACATCGGGGCCTTTTCTGTTTTACATGCCAAATGTCAGCGCAGCTCTTACAGACCTGCTACGAAATAAGTCAAAAAGAGGCTTGATTATGTGTCGCTTTTTGTGGATAAGTGTCGGTTTTGCGTGGACAGGTGTCGATTCTACTTAAAGTGACACTGGAGGCGACATGGTCTAACTCATTGATTTCTAATATATTATTCTATTTGTGTCGTTTTTTTCTTGTTGATTAAGGATTTAAAAAAAATATAAATATATATATTTATATATATTACTAGTAGGAGGTAGTAAAATCGACACAAATGAACTTTAGGTCATTTTGCTCTTTCGTGCACATGGCTTATATTTGCACAATGGATATTACTAGAGAAAACGTAATGGCTGCTTGTGCCAAGCTTGGTTACAAGTACTTCGACAATGGAGAGTACAACATGAATGTGATTGGTGTGCGGAACTCCAGTCCCGGCAAGAAAGTAACGAACGTCTTTGACGACTGGATGACTTTATCCTACAAGAACGACAAGGGCCTGTGGTGTTTCCACAAGTGGGCGTGTACTACTGATCCGGGGGCGAAAGCTGTGAAGCAGTTCCACAATGCGGGTGGCGTTGCACGCGTTGTACCGGGGCAGTACCCAGGATCACACTTTGTTGGTTTGCATCAGGGCAAGTACAAGGCATTGAAGCAATGCGGGCCGGTGAAGGTATACAGGGACGCGAACAAGGACATGGTCTTCGATGAGACCAAGGTTGACACCGGAATCTTTGGCATCAACATCCACCACGCGGGCGCCGACTCGGCGGTGGTAGAGAACTGGTCTGAGGGATGTCAAGTGTTTAAGCGGATCAAGGACTTCGATGAGTTTATGAAGATTGTGCAGTTGGACAAGGGAGAGAAGTGGACCTACACGCTGATCGAGAGTAGGGATTTATAAGTACATTTGCATAATGAAAAATCCAAAGAAGCCAATGACGAACGTGTACAGGGCCACTGCCCCCACCAAGTCGTACCAAGACAGCGTTGCTGCGTATAACGTAACACGCGATCCGAACTTGAAGCCAAAGGGCAAGAACAAGAGCTTCGTAAAGGCCGTTCCTACCAGCAGCATCAAGGTCAAGAAGAAATAATTTTCACGACAATGTGACAGAAAAGGGCTTAACGGCCCTTTTTTTGTTATATTTGCATCAAATTAAATCAAATATGATTGTAAAAAATGTAGAATTTGGGGCTGACGCCCGTGCAAAGCTGGTGTCTGGCATTGATATCATCGCCGATGCCGTAAAATCCACCCTCGGAGCCCGTGGCCAGACCGTATTGATCGAGTCTGACCAACACACACATGGCCTAGCCATTTCAAAAGACGGTGTAACCGTCGCGAGGTCCATCGTGTTGGACGATCCGACGCAGAATCTTGCCGTGCAGATGGTCCGTGAGGCATCTGAGAGGACCGCAACAGCCGCCGGTGACGGTACAACCACGTCTGTAGTGCTAACGCAGGCCCTGATCCATGGATACCAGCAGTTCATCAAGCCCGAGGACAACCCAACAAAGGTTCTCAGAGAGGTGAAAGACCTTGCAGTTGCCGTTGGACAGGCGCTGGACGCGATGGCGATACCGGTAACCGACGAGTCGCTTGCGTCTGTGGCCACCATCTCGGCAAATAACGACCCAGAGCTGGGGCAGATCATCGCTGACGCGTACACCATGGTGTCAAAAGACGGCGTGGTAACGGTTGAGGCGTCTAATAACGCGACGACTTATTCAGAGGTGGTGTCTGGCATGAAGCTCAACAGGGGCTACATGTCGAAATACTTCATCACGGACCAGAAAAAGAACGAAGCGATCCTCGAGGACTGCTACATACTGGTTTCTGACCAGGAGATATCGTCTCTGAACAACATCGAGCACCTGCTTGCGCCGATCGTGCAGCAGGGCAAGAGCATACTGATCATCGCTGAGCTGGCGGAGAACGCATTGAACAGCCTAAACTTAAACAAGATGAAGGGCGTGATCAAGGTCTGCGCCATCGTTCCACCAAGCTTCGGTGCCAACCGCTCGGAGATCATGGAGGACATTGCAGCAGCAACCGGCGCCAAGTACATCTCTGACGAGACGGGCGACAACCTGTTCACTATCTCGTTCGCTGACCTAGGACACGCCAACAAGGTGGTGGTAGCTAAGGACAGCACTGTTATCGTCACCGACGATAGCTTTGCTCAACACACAGCGACACGCGTCGACTCCATTCGCACCAAATTGGAGGAAGCGACCAACGAGTACGTGAAAAAGCACCTAGAGGAGCGTTTGGCGAACCTTGCAGGTGGTGTTGGTGTTATCTACGTCGGCGCACAGAGCGACGTGGAGATGAAAGAGAAGAAGGACAGGGTCGAGGACGCGGTGTACGCGACCAAGGCCGCCATGGAGGGAGGCATTCTGCCCGGTGGCGGTGTGGCATTGCTGAACATCGCGGGCGAGATGTGTGGCTGCTCGACAGCAAAGAACATCCTCAAGCATGCCATGCAGCAGCCGTTCAATACCATCTTGGCCAACGGCGGCTACGACGCGAACGAGATCAAGGGCGACATCGCCTTGGGATATCAAGGACAGTTCGGCTACGGCTACGACGTAAAAGAGGCCCGTGTAGGCAACATGATCGAGATGGGTATCATAGACCCTCTAAAGGTCACCAAGAGTGCCTTAGAGAACGCCGTAAGCGTCGCCACGACCATCATGAGCACCAACTGTATCATCACTAACGCAAGAGCCAAATGAGAGCCATCGGAAAATACATAGTAATCGAGCCAATCAAAGAGGAGACAAAAGCCTCCTCTGGGCTCATCATGACATCAACAGACGAGAACGACCTGCGGTACGGGAAGGCCACATGTGTTCATGTTGGTGAGGATGTAATAGCAGCGATTACCGAAGCTACGGTCATATACTATGACCGTAGGGCCGGTCACGGCGTTAGAATTCAGAATCGTCCGTATCATATAATCCAGGAGCGGGACGTCGTTCTCGTTCTCGATTGATTGCCTTCATAAAATTAGAAAAAACTTTGTCTTGGAAGTCTTCCCGCTTAAATAGCGGGTTCACTTCCGGGTCAGTGGAGATGTAGACATCGTCGCGTAGCATCTCAAAGAACTCCTCAACGATCTTGTCGGTCTTGCGGGTCGATGCGTAGATAACGCCCAGTTTCTTGGACGACTCCTTTGCAATCTTCATAAAACCACGGCGCTGCATCTCGTGGAACGCCTTGGCCTCCCACTTGAACATGCACTTGTAGTTGAAGTACTGGCGTAGCGGGAACAGCCGCTTGTGGTAGATGAAAAGCAGCACGCTCATCTGCGCCGCTGTAATTTCGTACTTACGTTGTACATACTTCGATATGATCGGCATGTACGCTAGCTTCTGTGCTAGTTCTTTGTTGTCCATTTAGTTTGATTTGTAACAAATTTAAACTAATTTTGTTACATGAACAAGCACAAGGGACTTGGAGACACGGTTGCTGCGATCACGCAGGCCACGGGCATACATGCGTTAGTAAAAAGCCTTTTCGGCGAGAATTGCGGCTGCGACGCAAGGCAGGAGAAGCTCAATGAGCTGTTACCATACGGGAAGAAGGAGAAAGAAGAGAACGAGTAGATCACACGACATGTCGTGTGATATCCTTATCTTTGCATTATGGCTATATTACAGCAGCAGCATGCACACGGCAGGCTGGTATACCCGTCAGACACGGAGACACTACAGCAAAACCTAAACACCAGCAACAGGGCAACGTGCCTGTACGTTGGCGTTGGCGGCGACGTGCGTGTGTTGACCGTTGGTGGCGATGACGTGACATTTGCGGGCGTTCCCTCTGGGTCTTTCATGCCAGTGTGGGTAATCAAGGTGTTCGCTACTGGCACAACTGCCTCTAATATATTGGCCGTAGACATGGGACAATCAGAAGCTTCCATCTGTTACTCTACAGAGCTGTGGCAGAACATTGACATACTTTGGGAGAACTGGGACACTTTCTGGAACAACTGTAATAACTAATAACTATCTTTGCAATATGGGATCAACTCTATTTAATACTACCCCTCAGAACACGTACCCGAGCTTGATCAAGCTCGCGGATAACCTTCCGCTGTCTGCAACGCTAAAAACATTAAGCGATGGTTTAGGCAACGATAGTGTACTTGCATTGTCAACTAACTCCTTGCAGATAGGCGGAACGACTGGTGCAACTTGGGATGATACCAATAAAAGGTTGGGGATTGGTACGAATGCACCTACCCTACCATTTGAAGTTACGCAAAATGTAAGCGGAAATTTATTTGCAAAATTACAAAATACAAATGCAGCGGGATTTGGAATATTGTTATATGGCGGTTCAGGAGCATCAACATACACAATGCAGTTTGCTGACTATAACGGAAGTGGTGGAGGTAGAATTTATCCCGACGGTATTTTTATTGGAGCACAATCAGCCCCCACCGCTCGACTACAGATTCAAGGCAGTGGCGCAACATCCGCCACTACATCGCTTTTGGTGCAGAATAGTGCGGGGAATAGTGCGTTGCAAGTTCAAGATAATTTGAACACGACATTGTTTGGAACTTTGCAATTTGGGAACGGCAATACTTACATTAACAATCAATCAAGTTCAATAGTATTTGCGGCGGTGAATAGTGCAACTGCGGATTTGCACATGATTCCAGGTCGACAAATGAACATCAACAACACGGGAACATATACGGCACAAGCAAGTGCGTTGTTACAAGTTGATTCAACGACCAAAGGCTTCCTCCCACCCCGAATGACCACAACGCAAAAGAACGCAATAGCAACACCTGCCGCAGGTCTTATGGTTTACGATACTACACTAAACAAACTGTGCGTTTATACAACCGCTTGGGAAACTATAACATCAATTTAATTATATTTGAAATATGAAAGCAATACAAATTAATACAAGCGTAAATCTAACAAGTGGCTTGTCAATCCCTTCGGGTTCAGTATGTGTAATCGCTGAAGGTTATGCCGATGTCAAAAGCCAAAAAGACGGAGTAATCCCCGCCCAAATCGCAACATTTGTTTTTGCAAGTGTTGAAGCATTGGCACAAGGCAAAGCCCCGATTCAAGGCATTGAAGATTTTAACACCACATTTTCCAACTTGGAATTGTCGGTTGTGGCCTACGAAACCATCCCAGCAGAATCGTTATTGGTTAACGCCGTTTACGATGCGTTGGTGGCCATCTATGATGCGGACAATGTGGAACAAATAACCATCTAATCGTTTCAACAACAAATACAGCTAAACAAGTAATCGCCGAGGCGTTACACATCGCAATCGCAAAGGGTTGCTACGGACTAGTAGAAGTACAAGAACAGTAAGCGTATCATCAAAAATTCAACAAGATACCAGTACCGCAAGGACTGGTATTTTTGTTTATCTTTGTAATATGAATTTTAAATTACAGGTTGGTCGTGCCTCTGCGGTTACGCCGTCAGACACTACAGACATTCCGGTTGTTACTGGTGGAACTAGCAACAATGGTTGTGTTTTGTACATTGGAGGATCTGGGAATCTAAAGGTCGATACAATTGGTGGTGACACCGTTACATTTAATGGCGTTTTTGGCGGTACATTCTTTCCGGTAAACGTAACACGTGTTTACTCGATAGGTACAACCGCAACGAACATCGTAGCGCTCTGGTAAGATGCTGTCAATCTCGATATCCAATACCATTGGTGCAGGGCGTGTCAGTATAGACGCACAAGCACAAGCACACTACAATCGAGTGATTGCAGACGGTGGAGTTGTTCCAGCGGGTGTAAGTGGTACGAATGCGTTTTTCAATGCAGTCAAAACTATTTATGGGACTTCCGACATAACAACCGCAGTAAGCGTTGGTGTGGATGCTCACTACTTGGGGTATAAACTTGGAGCGGGTGCGGGTGCAACCTTAGGACAAGCCGTGCAAAAATTGTATAGTTGTGCGGGTTCTTCGGGTGATGTAGTTCAAACAACCGCAGCAAGTCAACCATTGTTATTGGCTCACAATGGAGCAAGTAGTGATAACTATTGGTGGGGTAGTGGGGTTGAAGGTAATTATTTAAGTACACCAAATGCAGCAGCCAATCAGATTACTGGCGATATTGATATAAGAGCCCAAACAAACAGAAGTACAAACCCAGCAGTATCAAACTTAGTGTCTAAATGGGATGCAACAGGCGGCTACTACCTTGGATTTAATAACGGTAGCTTAGTTTTTGTATGTAATCCAGGTATATTTGCTCAATCAAGCACAACAGACCCAACTGCAGACGGGACAATTCATTGGGTAAGAGCCACAAGAACGGCTACAACTGGGGATGTTAATTTTTATACTTCAACTGATGGAATTACCTATACTCAATTAGGCACAACACAAACAAGCACAGCTGGTAATATGAATGCTTCTAATGATGTTGTTAGAATTGGGGCAAGGGATAACTTAGGCGCAAACGGTGCTTTTCAAGGCAAAATCTATCGTGCAACAATTGCCAACTCAATAGGCGGCACACCCGTAGTAGATTTCAACCCAGCAACATACAACGCAAGTACAAGCCAAACACAATGGACAAGTACAACGGGCGAGGTATGGACAATTAACACGGGAACTGCGTCAACGGGTTACAAGGGAGTTTTGGTTGATAGAACGATAGTTCAAGGTGATGGGGTGGATGATACTATTTTAAGTGGTACATTAACAAGTAAACAATATTTCAGCCAACACGCAGTTATAAATCCTTTTAATATACCAAGTGGAGGAGGCTCGTATTATGTTGATGGAGGCGGTGCAAATGGTCTTATATATGGAAATGTAGATGGATTTATAGCATTTAATGGTGCAGATTTAAATTTTATAGGAGATTTAGAATATAAATTACAATACTTACAAGCAGATTTTAATAATGTAAGTTCTAATATTTACTTAAATAATGCAAATAATGTAAGTGGTTCAACAGGCACAAGAATTACTACTAAATGTTGCTTAATGTCTAATAATTCATCAGGTCCTTTTGGTAATTGCATTATAAGTACAGTTATATCTGGTTTAACAATTGATACACCTACACAAAGAACCGAAATGTACAATTACATCCGTTCAATTAACAACAACGCATTCTAATGGAAGAGTCACAATTATACCCTTGCTTTTATCCTTGCACAAACCAAGCGGAGTTTGAGAGTTTAGACACCCAAGCGTGTGAGTTATTGAATTTCCCAAATGCGGGGGCATCGGATTATTGCAATCCCATCATTGATAAATTTGGGGCGTATTGGTTTACCGTCAATCCCGAAGTGAGTACTCTGGTAGACTTGACCAAGTGTGTCCCGTATGATGAAATCCAATTGCCACCAGCACCACCATTCCCTCCGACAAATTAGTTATCTTTGTGATAAATGATACAGCAGACGGACTCAGCGGCTAATACACTCACAACAATCACGGGCGCGGCTGCCGTTGCCTCATTCGCCACTGCCTGGCAGCCCATCATCTCAATGGTCGTCGGTATTATAGGTTGCATCTCCGGGGTCCTCGCCTGCATCTACTACGTGAAAGGAATAGTTAAAAAATGAAACTCCCAGTAAGTTTTGCCGAATTTCAGAAAAATCCAGTCGCAGCTGTAGCGTTCTGCATGCTGCTTGTTGTTGGTTACTTGTACGTGGACCTTCGCTCAGGATATACCGAGCAGATCGAGAAGGCCAACAAAAAGATCGACGCCATGGAAGTGAAGATCGACAAGATGGCGTATGCCCTCAAGAGAAGCGATTCTGCGCTCTCTGCTGCAATAACAGAGCTTAGGATTATAAATACCGTCAAAAAGCTATGAAGTACGTTCTAATCGCCTTATTTGCGATTGTTATTTCTATAGAAATAGCATTCCCCGTAAGAGCTCTTTCAATGCCGCCAGTAGACGAAATCGAGATGATGATGGCCAAGATCAAGAGCAACCTGCAGATGGCATCTCAAGTTACACAGATGGCACAGTCTAAAAGTGCAGCACTTGTTGCACAAAAGCAGCAGGAAAAGGCAGATCTGAAGGAGGCCGTAGTTGCAGCTGAGCAAAAATCTGAGATGTTTGCGGCTAAGATGATCGCTAACGGTATAGACACGACAACCGTAGAAGTTCCGATGACCGGTCCAGCATATGACGCTTACCTCAACTATATTGAAGAGGGCGGCAAAGATGACTTTGACTATTTTAGAATGTACCTATGGCAGCAAAAATAAAATCAGAGGCTACCAAGTGGAAGCCAAAGGCATCGATTAAGCGCCCCGGCGTTGTATCTAAGAAGAAGAGCTCTTCAATGAAGACCTCAAAGAACTACGTCAAGAAATACAAGGGTCAAGGACGATGAAAGACGCTTGCTACACCAAGGTAAAGGCACAGTACGACGTGTTCCCTTCAGCGAGGGCGTCACAGGCCATTGCTAAGTGTAGAAAGGCATCTGGCAATGTCAAGAAGACGAAGGCCGGATCAGACCTAAAGCGTTGGGGAGCGGAGAAGTGGGTAGACACCAAGAGCGGTAAAGCTTGTGGTGCAGGCGGAAAGAACGAGTACTGCCGCCCGTCAAAGCGCGTGTCGTCAAAAACACCGGTCACAAAGTCAGAGATGAGCAGCTCGAAGCTGTCGGAAAAGAAGGCTGAAAAGTCAAGAGTGGGGATGGGGTCACGCGTCTCTAGTGTAAAAAAGAAATGATGGAGGGCTTCTTGTTTGGGACGTTGTTCGTTACCTTTACAATAGGCATTTCATACGTTATAGGAGAGTACTTAGATGGCAAAGATTACAGGAAAAAACACTAGACCGGGCAGCAACAAGGCTACCGGAAGGGACTACTCCAAGGAGAAGGCGTACCAGTCTACCCCAGCACGCAATAAGTATCGCGCTGAGCTTAATGCTGAAGCTCGTGAGCGTGGCATCTACGGCAAGCGTAAGTCCATGGACCTCAGCCACACAAAGGACGGCAAGATGGTCCTTGAGCACAAGTCTAAGAACAGAGCGAGACAGGGCAGCAACGGAAAGTCGACGAAGAAATGAACTAACCTAAAGGTTAGCTATCTTTGTACTAATGTTTAGGCCGCCAACCAAATACTCTGAATATTTACAAGACGTAAGAAAGTCGATAGATTATATACTAAGGCGTGTAAATGCAGCAACAGTAAATAAAATAGTCGCCGGAACAAACATTACTATCTCACCAGTAGACGGAACGGGTACCGTTACAGTAAACGCAACGGGTGGTAGTAGTGTTGGGACGCTGGATCAAGTAACTACAGCTGGTAATACAACCACCAATACGATAAACGTAGGTGGTGTCACGTCAGACTACTTATTGCTTGACACGTCCGCAACGCCAGTATTAACGACTGGGATGTTTGCATGGAACGATGCTGATGGTACGTCTGACTTAAGACTAAAAGGAAACAACGTTACACTTCAGATTGGACAAGAAGAGGTAGTACGTGTAGTTAACAAGACAGGGGCTAATCTACTCGAGTCTCAATACAATGTTGTTAGGGTCCGAAACATAAGCGAGGGTGGAGCACAGGGACAGAGACTCGCAGTAAAACTAGCACAGGCAAACACGAAGTTCAACCATACTGGAATTTTAGGTCTTGTAACTGAGAATATAAACAACAACCAAGACGGGTTTATTACTGCATTTGGTATTGTTAGAGACATCAATACTACCGGATCGCTACAGGGAGAGTCTTGGTCAGATGGTGATACTTTATGGCTGTCAGAGACTACCGCCGGACGGTTAACGAATATACAACCAACAACACATCCAATCCAGATTGGATACGTGACGTATTCACACATAAACAATGGTAAGATATTTGTAAAGATAGACGATGGAGTGGATGAGCTAAACGAACTACATGACGTTGACGCTCCAGCTCCTAATAACGGAGATCTTTTACAGTGGAATTCAGCTACGTCTAAATGGGTAAGCGTACCAGCGTCAAGTATTGGGTCTGTATTTAAAATAGACTACGACTACAATATTGTAGGAATAAAAAATAACTCAAACACAAACTATAACACAAGTCAATCCTTCTTGCCAAATACAACTAGAGTATACTTAAATGGACAGCGTTTGACAAGGGGTGTAGGATACGATTACGTTGAGGCGGGTACAGTTCAAGTAAGTATGTCACTTCCTCCCGCGCCAACTGATCAGTTGATAATAGAGTACCAAACATAACCATGGCTATAACTAAGATAAAAAAATCCCAGATCGACTCCCTCGACATTGTCAATGCCGATATCGACGCATCTGCTGCCATCGCTAGCTCAAAGCTTGCCGATGGTGCAAATTTTGTAAAGAAAGATGGATCAGTATCCTTTACTGCTAACCAGTCTTTCGGTGGAAATAAAGCAACAAACGTCGCTGATCCTGTATCGGCTACAGATGCTGCAAATAAACAATATGTAGACTCTATCGCTCAAGGTTTGAGCGTTAAGACTGCTGTACAAGTGGCGACAACTGCAAACATAACATTGAGTGGTATACAGACCATTGACGGTGTTTCTTTGAGCGCAGGAAATCGTGTACTGGTTAAAAACCAGACAAACACAACAGAGAACGGTGTGTACGATGTGTCAGCAGGGGCTTGGTCTAGGTCTTCAGACTCAGACACTGGAGTTGAACTTGTTAACGCATTTTACTTTGTAACACTTGGATCAACTTTGCAGGCTACAGGTTGGACTCAGAGTACACCTGGCCCAATTACAATTGGTACAACAGCAATTGTATTCAACCAGTTCTCAGGTGCAGCCGATTACCAAGCTGGTAATGGTTTGACTAAGTCTGGACTTACCTTTAACGTAGGAACTGCATCAGCTTCTCGTATTGTTGTAAACGCAGACGACATCGACTTAGCAACTACTGGCGTAGTAGCTGGAACATACAACAGATTCACCGTAGACAACTATGGTCGTATCACAACTGCGACGGCTGGTACAACAGATAACTTGGTAGAAGGTACTACAAACCTATTCTTTACCAATGCTCGTGCTCAAGCTGCTATCTCTGGTGGTGCATCATCTATTGTAAGCTCAAACTTGACAGCAAGCAGAGCCTTGTTATCAGATGCAAGTGGTAAGGTAACTGTAAGTGCGGTAACCGCTACTGAGGTTGGACACTTGAGCGGAGTTACATCGTCTATTCAAACTCAGTTAAACACAAAGCAGCCACTAGACGCTACGCTAACAGCAGTGGCATCTACAATCACCGCTGCCGACACCATGATCTATTTCACTGGTGTAGACACAGCACAGATTGCTCCATTGACTGCCTTTGGTAGAGGAGTGATGGGAGCTGCTGACTCAACGGCTGGTAGGTCTGTATTGGGCGTTGTAATCGGAACAGACGTTCAAGCATACGACCCTGACTTAGGCGCGATTGCTGCCTTGAGTGGAACATCCGGTTTCTTAAAGAAAAATGCCGCAAACACTTGGTCTCTTGACACTAGTACATACTTGACCGGTAACCAAAACATTACGTTGAGTGGTGACGTTACAGGTAGTGGTGCTACTGGTATTTCAGTAACACTTGCTAACTCTGGTGTAACAGCGGGTACATATGGTAGTGCAACACAAGTTCCTGCATTTACCGTAGACGCTAAGGGTCGTGTAACTGGTGTGACAAACACAGCAATTAACTTGATTAGTTCTTTGAGCGGATTGAGTGATGTTACTCTTTCTTCTCCTGCCGATGGACAATTGCTACGTTACAGTGGTGGTGGAACGAACAAGTGGGTAAACTGGACTCCAAACTTCATCACTGGTAACCAAACAATTACTGTAAGTGGCGACGCTACAGGATCAGGAACTACATCTCTGGCTCTTACATTGGCAAATAGTGGTGTTACTGCCGGTACTTATACCAAGATCACTGTAGACGCTAAGGGTAGAGCTACTGTTGGAGCAAGTTTGACTACTGCTGATCTTCCTTCTGGAACAATAAATATCGCAAATATTGTAACAAGAGAAACTCCATTGCCATTGCCAAACGGTGTAAACACAACATTCTCTGTAACTGGAGCATGTATACCCGGAACTGAGCAAGTTTATTTTAATGGATTGTTGATGGAGCCAGGAGCGGGAAATGATTATATTGTAACTTTGGCTAGCCCATTTACAATTAACTTCCTATTTGTACCAACTTCTACAGACAAAATTAGAATCTCTTATATCAAACCATAATGGCAAGAACACAGATCACCGGTACTCTTATTGAAAACTCGACGGTATTTAGAAGTGACATAAATACAACTGTCTCTGGAGAATCTTTAATCACTAGAGTATCTGCTAATAGTCCTTTGACTATTAGCAGTACTGGTGTAGACTCTGGAACTGGTCATGTTACTTTAGGGCTAAGCACATCAAACTTAGTTACTAGTTTCAATACGAGGACCGGTGCTGTTACCTTGAGTGGCTCTGACGTCACTACAGCTCTTGGATACACTCCAGCTAGTGGAAACCAAACAATTACATTAAGCGGTGATGTTACGGGTTCAGGAGCGACTGCTATAACTGCTACACTAGCAAATACAGCTGTAACCCCTGGGTCTTACACAAATGCTAACATAACAGTAGATGCAAAGGGTAGAATTACTGCTGCTTCTAGTGGTGGAGGCGGAGGGACAGCGCTTACTAATTGTGGGTTGACGGTTTCAACAAACGTATCAACAAATGGTACTGAAATAATTGGATTTACTGCTAAAGAAGATCCAAATGGATGGTGGAACTCTACATCTAAAAGATGGACACCTACAGTACCAGGATATTACTATGTTGTACTACAGGTAAAGTGGGATATTGGTACATTGGGTAACCAGATAAATATTCAAATTCTAAAGAACACAAGCACAGTAGCGATTGCGCAAGACCTATTGCCAACCAATACAGGTCTTACTCAAACAACAAACGCAATTGTATACATGAACGGAGCTATTGACTATTTGGAGTTTTCAGGATTTACATCTAGTACAAGTGGAGAGTTTATATTTGGCGAGCCTATGGGTAACTGGACATTCTTCAATGCCTTTAAAATTAATTAAGTAAATTTGCGTTATGAAAAAGATACTTGAGATTTTCAAGGGAGACAACGGTCAACTTTCTAGCAAGCGTTTCGTTGGCATTATCGGTGCCTTCGTATTGTTCGGAACAATGGCCCACAACTCAATGAGCCCACAAGACATCGCTCCAAGCGCTGAGCTGGTAGCCGCTGTAGAGTGGGTGACTATTCTCACGCTCGGGTTCACGTCTATCGATAAGTTTAGTGGTAAGGGAAATGCCGAAGGATAAGCCAATACCAAAGACGACCACCGGAAAGGGTGCTAACTATCTTCCAACGAAGAAGGGCGCCGGCATGACCGAGAAGGGGGTCGCTGCATATCGCAAGGCCAATCCAGGATCTAAGTTAAAGACGGCGGTAACCGGCAAGGTAAAGGCTGGAAGCGCTGACGCAAAGCGTCGTAAGTCATTCTGTGCTCGCAGTGCAGGGCAGATGGCAGACTTTCCAAAGGCTGCTGCAGATCCAAATTCACGCCTCAGACAGGCACGTAGACGCTGGAAATGTTAAAACTATGAAAAAACCTATAAAAAAGACCGTATCTGAATACGGCGGAATGGAAAAGTACACCTCTAAGAAGGCCGAAATGAAGCACGAAAAAAAAGAAGGCAAAAAAGTTGAGGCCAAAGAGAAGATGATGTACGCCAAAATGAAAAAGTAATGTTCAAGTACGCTGTTGCCATATTGTTACTCACATCTTGCAGTGCGAACTGGCACATCAAGCGTGCAATCAAAAAAGACCCATCCCTACTCTTGAGTAGGGACACTGTCTTAGTCCATGACACCGTAATCACCACAAAGGAGCGAGTTCTTTACGACAGCTTTGTGACAACCTGCTACGACACGGTTACCATTGAGGACAGCTTTGTTTACACACAGGTTATTCGCAAGGACAACGTAATCAAAGTTTACACCAAGTGCAAGTCAGACACTGTGCGTATCACTACAAAAATTCCTTTCCAGCTGCCACCAAAAGTTGTAAAGGCTGGTATGACAGATGTGCAGACTGCAATTTGGGCAGCGCTGGTATTGCTTTTATTAATTATTATCATTAGATTTGTAAGCAAATGAATACACTAGAATTAAACGAATTGGAAAACTTGAAGTCTCTCAGCATCAAGCTTAAGAACATCAAAGAAGAAATTTCTGACATTGAAGTATCTTTGTCAAGACTAAAAACCAAGAAACAGAGCTCACTGTTCGAGATCGAAATAGCCGCTGAGGAGCTTTCAAAGTTCCAAGCAGAGCTGTTCGAGAAGTACGGTAACGTGACGATCGACCTAAGCACAGGAGAAATAAAAAATGCCTAACATAAATAACTACACACTCGACACAGCCTTGGTGGGAACCGAGAAGCTGTTGATGTCTAACACCCCTGCCGGCGGTGCGACAAATAACACAACTGTTGACGCAGTTGCTGTTTATACTTTTGGGGCCGGAGCTCCTAAAGTTACACAAGCACAGAGACTTGCTATTGTGTCACCAGTATTGGGTCAGTTGGTTTACCAAACAGACGCAACCGAGGGCACGTACCAGTACAAGTCTACTGGCTGGGTTGCATTATGATTATACGCAAGATATCGGTTGGAGCAGACTACAAGAATGCCATGAACTACCTTCATGGACAGGACGTGCTGCGTGGTGAGTACACCATCGACTTGATTATCATGCGTGACACAGGATTCATTGAGATTTGGATTAAGAACAACTCTGGCGTGTTGCTGTGGAAGTCGTTCAATAGCAACATGCCGGTGTCAATCGAATACGACATAGACTTTTAAATAAAATGAAATCACCGCTCTGCTTTGTAGTAGAGCCTGTTGGCGACAAGCTTTACGACAACACAAATGAAATCGGGCTCATACTGAGCGCATCGAAGGAGGACCACACAGTAACGAACAGATTCGCTACGGTCATCGCCACTCCAATTTTATACACCGGGGAGATCACCCCTGGTGACACACTGATGGTACACCACAACGTGTTTAGAAAGTACTTCGACATCCGTGGGAAAGAAGTCTACGGGCCATCACACTTCAGAGACAAAACATTCTTAATAGAGGACGACCAGTACTTTTTGTACAAGCACGACGGACAGTGGAAAGCCCCGCACCCGTACTGCATGGTCAAGCCTGTAGATAACTACGACGAGGGCGTAATCATGTCTACGGACCTAGAGAAGCCATTGTTAGGAATTCTTAAGTACGGAAATGAGTACCTTTACTCAAAGGGCCTCAAAGACGGCGACTTGATCAGCTTTCAACCCGAAAGCGAGTACGAGTTCAAGGTCGACGGAGAGAAACTGTACCGCATGATGAGCAAAAATATCTGTGTAGCGTTATGACGACCGAGAGAGAGTTCAAAGAGAAGATCATCGCTGCCGCGGAGAAGGCCATCGTAGAGCTGATACTGGTGGCTAAAGAGCCGATCCTTAACGGTGGAGCAGAGACAGACCTGTCTGCCGACAAGTTAAAGAACGCTGCGGCGACAAAGAAGCTTGCCATTATGGACGCGTTTGACATCCTCAAGCGGATCCAGGAGGAGAGGAACATGCTCGACGCACCGGAGGCCAAAAAGACTCCCGACGCTGTTGAGACTAAGAAGGGCTTTGCGGAAAGGTTCTCTAAATGACCAAGCTGTACCAAGTCCTCAAGGACGTTGTAAGGCCAGAGGTTCTCATCAAGAAGAACAAGGATAAGTCTTGGGAATACGGGTGGGACCCGAAGCACGACTTTGTGGTCATCTCGAAAGACGGAACCATCGGGCCGGTATACGAGATCAACGGACTTCGTATCGCACTACCGATGCCGAAGGACATACAGAACCGTGGCGCCAAGTGGCAGCCGCAGGAGTATCCAAAGGACCTTGCAAAGATCAAGACCATCTTCGACTGGAACAAGTACGACAACGAGTTTAAGACCAAGTGGATCGACTACATCGAGACCGAGTTCGACAGAAGGGACAACGGGTTCTGGTTCATGAACAACAAGCAGAAGACCTACATCACCGGAACCCACTACATGTACTTGCAGTGGACCAAGATTGACATTGGTCTTCCAGAGTTCCGTGAGTCTAACCGGATTTTTTTCATCTTCTGGGAGGCGTGCAAGGCAGACACGCGATGCTTTGGCATGTGCTACCTCAAGAACCGTCGTTCTGGATTCTCGTTTATGAGCTCGTCTGAGCTGGTAAATACGGCGACGATCAACAAGAACGCACGTCTTGGTATCCTGTCAAAGACCGGTAACGATGCCAAGATCATGTTCACGGACAAGGTTGTGCCCATCTCCAACAACTACCCGTTCTTCTTCAAGCCGGTGCAGGACGGTATGGACAAGCCAAAGACTGAGCTTGGATACCGTGTGCCTGCGTCTAAGATCACGCGGAAGAACATGGACAAGAATGAGGAGGAGATCGAGGGACTTGACACTTCTATTGACTGGAAGAACACGGCTGACAACAGCTATGATGGTGAGAAGTTGAAGCTACTAGTTCATGACGAGAGCGGTAAATGGCTTGCACCAAATAACATTGAGAACAACTGGCGTGTAACAAAGACATGTCTACGTCTTGGTTCGCGGATCATCGGAAAGTGTATGATGGGCTCTACCTCGAACGCACTCGACAAGGGTGGATCGGGGTTCAAGGACATCTACTACGACTCAGACCCAAGAAAGCGAAGCAGTAACGGACAGACCAAGAGCGGCCTGTACTCGCTGTTCATTCCGATGGAGTGGAACTTTGAAGGATTTATCGACGAGCATGGCTGGCCGGTCCTTGAGAAGCCAGAGAATCCGGTTAAGAGTATCGACGGCAGCTGGATCACGCAGAGCGTTGTTGAGTACTGGGAGAACGAAGTTGCAGCGCTGAAGAGCGACGCGGACGCACTGAACGAATTCTATCGTCAGTTCCCACGCACGGAGTCGCACGCGTTCCGTGACGAGAGCAAGTCTTCTCTGTTCAACCTGACCAAGATCTATCAGCAGATCGACTACAACGACACGATGGTGCAGATTCAGTCCATCACACGCGGATCGTTCCACTGGAAAGATGGGATCAAAGACTCTGAGGTGGTGTGGACTCCAGACCGAAAGGGGCGCTTCTTGGTGTCATGGATGCCGGAGCACAACAAGCGTAACAAGGTATTAAAGACAGGTGGTAGGTTCAAGCCGGGCAACGAGCACATGGGCTGCTTCGGGTGTGACCCATACGACATCTCTGGTGCCGTTGGCGGTGGTGGTTCTAACGGATCGCTACACGGGCTGACCAAGTTCCACATGGACGAGGGGCCGGTAAACGAGTTCTTCCTTGAGTATATCGCGCGTCCACAGACGGCGGAGATATTCTTTGAGGACGTACTGATGGCCTGCTTCTTTTATGGCATGCCGATTCTTGTGGAGAACAACAAGCCACGACTGCTGTATCACTTCAAGAACAGGGGATATCGTTCATTTGCGATGAATAGGCCAGACAAGGCAATCGCCAAATTGTCAAAGACCGAGCTTGAGCTTGGTGGAATACCGAACTCATCAGAGGACGTAAAGCAGGCCCACGCGGCTGCGATCGAGACGTACATCGAGCAGCACGTTGGCATCGACATGGAGGGCACGTACAGGCCGACAGACGAGATAGGCACCATGCCGTTCACGAGAACTTTAGAGGACTGGGCACGGTTTGACATCAACAATCGTACAAAGCATGACGCATCTATCAGCTCTGGCCTTGCCATTATGGCAACGCAGCGACATTTATATGTACCCGAGGTAAAGAAGTCAAAAATAAGCCTTAAATTTGCACAATACGATAACAAAGGCTTTCACAGCGAGTTAAGAAAATAATGACAGATCCAAAAATAATAATCAATGCAACTACCTTCCCAAGCCAGTTGGCCACGGACGCTGAGAAGGCGTCTAAAGAGTTCGGTCTACAGGTTGGTTTAGCGGTGCAGTCGGAGTGGTTCCGAAAAGATGCAGGCTCGTGCAGGTTCTATAACCAGTGGGTGGAGTTCCACCGTTTGCGCCTGTATGCACGCGGAGAGCAGTCCGTTGAGAAGTACAAAAAGGAGATGTCATTCGATGGAGACCTATCGTATTTAAACCTTTCTTGGACACCGGTACCTATCATGCCTAAGTTCATTGACATTGTTGTTAATGGAATGGCTGATAGAAACTTTTCAGTAAAGGCCGTAGCGCAAGATGCACTAGCGGCAGATCAGCGTAACCAGTTCCAAGACATGATCGAAGGCGACATGGTCGCTAAGGATTTCTTGCTACAGACAAAGGAACAGTTTGGCGTAGACGCGTTCAACACAAATGTAGAGGAGCTTCCATCAAACGATGAGGAGTTGCAGCTTTACATGCAGTTGAAGTATAAGCCAAGCATCGAGATTGCAGAAGAGCAAGCAATCAATACCCTACTTGAACAGAACAACTATGCAGACACTAAAAAACGTATCGATTACGACCTTGCCACTTTGGGTATCGGTGGTGCGAAGCACTCATTTCTACCTGGCGCCGGAGTTAAGGTTGAATATGTCGACCCCGCCAACTTGGTATACAGTTACACCGAGTCACCCTATTTCGACGACGTATTCTACTGGGGAGAGGTAAAGCAGGTTCCGATCACTGAGCTGATCAAGATCAAGCCAGACATCACAAAGGCAGAGCTAGAAGAAGCCTCACAGCTTGGATCTGCTTGGTGGGACTACTATGGCATCATGCGTACATACAGGAACGACTTGTTCGACAAGGACGTTGTAACCCTGTTGTACTTTAACTACAAAACTGACAAGACCTTCGTATACAAGAAGAAGTTCTTGGAGAGCGGTGGAGAGCGTATCATCCGTAAGGACGAGAGCTTCAACCCTCCAACAGACCAAGAGGAAAGATTCGAGCGTATCGAAAAGCGTATTGACGTTTGGTACGAGGGTATCTTGATACTTGGCTCAAACAAGTTGATCAAGTGGGAGCTGTCCAAGAACATGGCACGCCCCAAGTCTGCGTCACAGTATGCGTACTCAAACTACGTGATGGTTGCCCCTCGTATGTACAAGGGAGCCATCGAGTCTTTGGGCCGCAGGATGACAGCATTCGCTGACTTGATCCAGATGACTCACCTTAAGTTGCAACAGGTGTTGACCAAGATGGTACCAGACGGTGTGTTTATTGACGCCGACGGACTGAACGAGGTTGACCTTGGTAACGGAGCCGCTTACAATCCAGAGGACGCACTACGCATGTACTTCCAAACGGGTAGCGTAATCGGACGTAGCTATACACAGGACGGTGAGTTCAACAACGCACGTGTTCCAATCCAGGAGCTGAACCACAGTGCAGCACAGGGTAAAATCTCTAGCCTGATCGCAGCATACAACCAGTACATGGGAATGCTACGCGACGTTACAGGGCTTAACGAAGCACGCGACGGGTCTATGCCTAGCGCCGATGCTTTGGTGGGCGTACAGAAGCTGGCAGCCGCTAACTCAAATACTGCAACTCGTCACATTCTTGACGGTGGTATCTTCATCACACGCAGGTTGTCTGAAGCTTTGTCTTGCCGCGTGTCTGACATCTTGGAGTACGCTGAGTTCCGAGAGGAGTTTGCCAACCAGATCGGTAAGTATAACATCCAGATCCTAGACAGCATCAAGGACCTCTATCTGCACGACTTTGGTATCTTCATCGAGGTTTCACCTGACGAGGAGGAGAAGCAACAGCTTGAGGCTAACATCCAGATGGCATTGAGCCGTGACCAGATAGCCCTCGAGGACGCGATCGACATCCGTGAGATCAAGAACTTGAAGGTTGCCAATCAGTTGTTGAAGGTTAAGCGCAAGGACAAGGAGAAGAAGGACATGGAGAAACAACAGATGATGTCTCAGTTCCAGTCTCAGTCTAACATCGCAGCTACACAGGCAGCAGCCGAGGCCAAGATGGCACAGATCGAAGCAGAGACACAGTCTAAGATCCGAATCAAGGAGGCAGAGTCTATGTTCTCAGTTCAGACAATGCAACAGGAAGCTCAAATTAAGTTGCAATTAATGCAGCAAGAGTTCCAGATGAACATGCAGTTGAAGGGCGTTGACGCTAGTATGATTAACGACAAAGAAAAAATGAAAGAAGAAGCTAAAGACAAGCGGATTTCTATTCAGAATACACAGCAATCAAAATTGATCGAGCAAAGAAAAAACAACTTGCCACCGGTCGATTTCGAGTCGAATGAGGACACCCTTGATGGCTTTGACCTAGCGTCATTTGAGCCAAAATAGCGTGTCACATTTATTCGTAAATTTGTGACGTAAAATCAAATCTTATATGGAAAATGAATTCAAAGTAAAGGAAGTAGCCTTCGAGGAACAGAAATCTGTTCAAGAAATCGAAGCACAACTTCTGAAAGAGCACGAAGAGAAGCATGGCTTGTCTTCTGAAGAAGCCCCGGTAGAGACCACAGTAGTGGCAGCTGACGGGACAACAGAAAAGATCGAAAGTACCGAGGCGCAAGCCAAGGAGCTAGAAGATACAGACGTTCTTACATATTTAAAGAATCGGTACAACAAAGAAATCAACTCAGTTGACGATTTGTTCGAGGCGAGAAAAGAGGCGGAGGAACTACCAGAAGACGTGTCTGCGTTCTTGAAATACAAGAAAGAGACCGGACGAGGAATCGAAGATTTTATTCAGTTGAATAAGAACTACGATGATGTTCCTGCAAATCAACTGCTAGCTGAATTCATCAAACAGGAGAATCCAGAGTATGACGACGAAGACGTAAAGTACGAAATCGAGACTCGGTACGACTTTGATGAAGACCTTGACGATCCAAAAGACGTTAAGAAGAAGAAGCTAGCAATGAAAAAAGATCTTGCAAAGGCCAAAGACTACTTCAACAAACTGAAGGAACAGTACAAGGTACCCGTTGAGTCAAGGGGTGGCTTAGTTTCTGACGAAGAGAAAAGTATGTACGAGGACTTCAAAAGATATGCTCAAGAATCCGAGGAAGTGCAGAAGGCTCAGTTAGAGCGCTCAGAGTTCTTTGCTAAGAAGACAGACGAGCTTTTCAGCGATCAGTTCAAAGGTTTTGAATTTAAGATCGACGACAAGTCTCTCTCGTTTAAACCTAGCAGTCCAGAACAACTGAAGAAGGCTCAATCTGACGTAAGCAAGTTTATTGGTTCTTTCTTAGACGAGAAAGGATTCATTAAAGACCCAGCTGCATACCACAGAGCTATCGCAGTAGCGATGAACCCAGACAGTTTTGCCAAGCACTTTTATGAGCAAGGCAGAGCCGCAGCAGTAGACAGTGTAGCGAAGGAGTCAAAGAATATCCAAATGGACGTTCGGTCGGCACCACAGCTCACGCCTACAACTGGTTTCAAAGTTGTTGCTTTGGACTCTGACCACGGAAGTGGGCTCAAGATAAAAATGAGTAACAGATAACAAAAAACTAAAAAAACAAAACTATGGCTGGATCAGTTCAAGTGAGTCCCGGGTTTGCTATAACCCCCTCATCCGTTAAGGCAACTTTGCCTTCAAATTACATTACCAACTTCGATTTCTTGAATCAGTATCTTCCTGATACTTACGAGAAGGAATTCGAGCGTTACGGTAATCGCTCTATCGCATCTTTCTTGCGCCAAGTAGGTGCTGAGATGCCTTCTAACTCTGACTTGATTAAGTGGGCAGAGCAAGGTCGTTTGCATACCAAGTATGTAAGCTGTACTTCTGCTGCTGCTGCTGCTTCTGACACCGCTACTTGGACAGTTGCTGACTCAGGCATTACTGCCTGTAACTTCCGCGTAGGTCAGACTGTGTTCTTGTCTCGCAATGCTGGTGGTACCCAAAGCGATAAAGCTATCATCACCGCAGTATCTGGATTGACTTTCACTGTAGCTTACTACGCTGCTGGTGGTCAAACTATTCCTGTATCAACTACTTCTACTGCATTTGTTTACGGTTCTGAGTTTAAAAAGGGCAGCAATGGAATGGCTGGCTCTTTGGAGGCTGAAGATTCAATCTTTGACAACAGCCCTATCATCATTAAGGACAACTACGAAGTATCTGGTTCTGACATGGCTCAGATCGGATGGGTAGAAGTTACTACTGAGAATGGTGCAACTGGCTACTTGTGGTACATCAAGTCTGAGCACGAAACTCGTTTGCGTTTCGAGGACTACTTGGAAATGGCTATGATCGAAGGTGTTCCTGCTGAAACCGCTTCTGGCGCTATCGCAGCTACCGGTGACGTAGGAAACAAGGGTACCGACGGTTTGTTCTACACTATCGAACAGCGTGGAAACGTTTGGGGTGGTGGTAACCCAAGCACCTTGGCTGACTTCGACGCAATCATTCAGCGTTTGGACAAGCAAGGTTCTATCCAAGAGAACATGTTGTTCGTTAACCGTAACTTCGGTTTCGACATCGATGATATGTTGTCTACCCAAAACAGCTACGGCGTTAACGGAACTAGCTACGGTGTGTTCAACAACGACGAGAACATGGCATTGAACTTGGGCTTCAAAGGCTTCAAGCGTGGCTATGACTTCTACAAAACCGACTGGAAATACTTGAACGACGCAACTTTGCGCGGTGGTATCGTTGGTGGTGAAGTTAATGGTGTGTTGGTTCCTGCTGGTTCTACTAGCGTTTACGACATGGTGTTGGGTAAGAACGCTAAGCGTCCTTTCTTGCACGTTCGTTACCGCGCTAGCGAAACTGAGAACCGTCGCTACAAGACTTGGATTACTGGTTCTGCCGGTGGTGCTTCTACTAGCGATTTGGATGCAATGAGAGTTAACTTCTTGTCTGAGCGTGCATTGTGCACATTGGGCGCGAACAACTTCTTCTTGTTCAAGACCGCTTAATCTTAACCAAGATTATCACAGAAGGGTGGGTACAATGTACTCACCCTTTTTGTTTATATTTGTACCGTAAATCAAATCAAATTATGAAACAATCAAATCAGCTAAAGGATCGAGTATTCATCCTTACAAAAGACAAAGCTCCATTGAGCTACACGTTGCCTTCGAGAAACACCAAGCGTTTTTCTTTGTTGCACTTTGACGGAACCGCAAACCGAGCACTTCGTTACTCTAGAAATCAAAAGTCAGTGTTCGAGGATGAACAGGACGACAAGGCGATTTTGGAACCAATCATCTTTGAAGATGGTGTATTAATTGTATCATCAAACAATCCAATGCTTAGTAAATTCATGGACTTACACCCATTGAATGGAGACGTATTTAGAGAGCTTAACACAGAGAAAGAGGCTGCTAAGGACATCGAAGAACTCAATATTGAGTTGGACGCACAGATTGCCGCCAGAAACTTGGAGTTAGAAACCATGTTGTCTATCGCTCAATTATTGTATGGTGGCGTTATTGACACAATGACCACACCAGAAATCAAGAGAGACATCTTATTGTACGCTAGACAGTATCCAAAAGAGTTCTTAGAGATGGTAGCAGATCCAGACTTGCAAGACACAGCCATGGCGTCAAGAGCTTTGGACGCGGGAATGTTTACATTGCGTAACAACAACAGAGAGATCTGGTTTAACATTCCTGGAAATAAGCGAAAGTTAATGAACTTACAGCCAGGAGATGACGCAGTGTCTGCGTTGACCGTATACTTTGAAAGCGAAGAGGGATTGCCAGTTGCTGAAGTTGTGAAGAATAAATTATCGTAATTATTCGTATATTTGTTGTATGGAGAAATTTTTAAGCATCCCAGTTACTAGCGAACAAAATCAGCTAGTTCAGGCTACAGGAATCATTTTGATTGAACAAGCCTCTACAACCACCGTTACTGTCACTTATGGTGGCGGCAAAGTGGTTACACTTACACATGCCACTGCTGGCGCTGGAGACGAAACAGAGCGTGACGCAATTCAAAACGCCGTAGTTGCTGCTTTGCAGACTTCTTGGACTAATGTTGCGTACACTGTATCAAACCTTCCATACGCAGTTAGTGGAATTGCTGTAGCGTAACCATTAAAACTATTTGAAATAAGGCCATCTCGCAAGGGGTGGCCTTTTTTTGTTATCTTTGTGAGGACATGATAAACACCGTAAGAAATACTGTTATGGCTATCCTCAATAAGGATAACAACGGTTATATTACGCCGGAGGAGTTCAACTTATTTGCCAAGCAAGCACAGCTTGAAATCTTTGAGCAGTACTTTTACGACTACACCAACTGGGTAAATAAAAGAAACGCCAGACTGGCAAATGATGGCTACGCCAACATTCAAAAAAACATTGCAGAAACAATTGATGAATTCTCTACGTCATCTACTCTGGTATACGATGCTCCTTCTCAATCGTTTGCCCTTCCTGCTGACTGGTATTACGTTAATGTTGTACTATTCGGCACTAAAGAAATTGAATATGTGGCCCAGAACAAGGTGATGAACTTGCTGAGTTCAAACATCACCGCACCAACCACAGCCTATCCAGCATATTACCAAAAAGGAGATGATATTAAGGTTTACCCGGCATCGATCACAAGTAGCGTCAGCGCGATGTATGTTCGCTACCCTCTTGATCCTAAGTGGACATATACTGTCGTGGGAGGCTCGCCTATATTCAACCAGTCAGCTGTTGACTATCAAGACTTTGAGCTTCCGCAAAGCGAACAAAACGACTTAGTTTTCAAGATCTTGTCATACGCAGGCGTGAATATTCGTGAAGCTGAAGTAGTGCAGTTCGCCACAGGATCAGACAACGCAGAACAAACTAAGCAAAGCTAATGGCATACATAACTAACCAAGCATACTACTCTGACCCAAATAACAGCGGAGACTATCAGTACGTGTCTTTGGCCGACATCGTCAACAACTTCATGTTGATGTACGTTGGCGACGACAAGCTGATCGGAACGCTGAACAGATACAATGCACTCTTTCATGCAAAGCGTGCAATCCAAGAGCTGAACTACGACGCGGCTAGAAACATAAAAGTTCTAGAGCTAAACGTTGGAGCCGACTTGACATTGGTGTTGCCTCCAGACTACGTGAACTACGCTAGGATCTCTATGGAGGTCGAGGGCGTGTTGTACACGTTGCATGAGAACGCGACTGTCAACTACGCACAGGCATACTTGAAGGACTCTAACGACAACGTGTTGTACGACCAATCTGGAAACGTAATTACAGGAACCTCAGAGCTTGACATCAAGCGCATCCAAGGGTACCCATACGACGTCTTCTACGGAGAGGGCTGGGCCAATGGACGTTGGGGATGGAACGTAGATGGGTACTGGTACTTCAACTACAGCCTTGGCGGATGGTTTGGTCTAAACGCAGAAGCTGCGAACATCAACCCAACATTCAGAATTGACAAGTCTGCCGGAGTTATCAACTTCAGTTCTGGCATGAGCAATAAATTGGTCGTTATTGAGTACATCTCTGATGGTCTTGAGAATGGCGACGATGACGCCGTGAAGGTCAACAAACTTGCAGAGGAGTTCATCTACGCTTACATCAAGTGGGCTGTTTTGAACAACAAGGTTGGCGTTCAAGAGTACGTTGTGAAACGTGCGAGAGAAGAGAAGTCAGCGATGCTTAGAAACGCTAAAATTCGATTGTCCAACATCAGCGCTGGACGCATTTTAATGGTATTGAGAAACCAAGATAACTGGATCAAGTAATGGAGTTAAAGAGAAGCCTAGTAGCTGGTATAATGAACAAGGACCTGGACGAGCGCCTGGTTCCAGATGGACAGTACAGAGATGCAATGAACGTTACCATCGGCACGTCCGAGGGGTCAGACGTTGGTGCTCTGTCGAATGAACTTGGTAACACCAAGATGGGCGACTTGCTCGCAGCTGCTAAGACATTTTCTGGTAACTCCTCACTAGTTCTAACCGGGGCAAAGACTATTGGTGCAATATCTGTACCCGCTGAGTTCTTGATTTTTTGGTTCGTTAAGTATAACTCTGGTAGCATTATTGCATCATACAACGAACTAACTGGACTGACCTCTATAATTGCGATGGACGCAAGAGCCGGTGCTGCGAATGTTCTCAACTTCAACACTCAGTACTTGATCACCGGTGTAAACTACATCAGTGACCTTTTGTTCTGGACGGACGGACTCAATCCTCCACGCAGAATTGATACCAAAACATACTACCCATACAATAATTTTACAGAAGAAGAGATCAATGTTATCGTAAAACCACCGTTGACAGCGCCTACAATCGCGTTGAAGACTGACGGGACTGACACGAACAACATGACCGACAAGTTCTTGTACTTCTCTTACAGGTACAAGTATCAGAACAACGAGTATAGCTCGTTGGCTCCATTCTCTGAGGTTGCATTCTTTCCAAAAGACTTTCAGTACGACTACGGGACTGGCGTAAACAAGTCTATGGTTAACTTCTACAACTCAGCTGACGTGTCGTTTGACATCGGGTCTGACATTGTAAAAGAGATACAGCTTGTATTCAGAGACTCGTCTGGACTTAACATAAATGTTATTGATAGCTTTTCTAGAGAAGATATTTGGAACAACAAGATAAGTTATGTGAGTCGTTCTGGAAACATAGCTACATTTAGATCATTCTCAAACAATAAAATCTACAGCGTTCTTCCTGCTAACCAACTAACGCGTTTGTTCGATAACGTTCCGTTGAAGGCGAAGGCTCAAGAGCTTATCGGAAGTCGTTTGGTATATGGAAACTACACACAGTTCTACAATATTGTAGACATAGCTGGCGGAGCAATCACCATGAACTATGGCGTTGACGTAGTTCCAGAAAGCAAATTATCTACAGAATATGTTATTGGAGAGCCAGTAAAGACCATGCGAAGCGACAGAGACTACGAGATTGGTATCTCTTATGTTGACGGATATGGACGCATGAGCACGGTGCTTACGTCTGTAGAAAACTCCGTATACATTGGTCCAGAAAACTCTGACACAGGAAACAAGCTGTTGCTTACAATAAACAACGAAGCTCCTGCGTTTGCTACGAAGTATCGCGTAATGATTAAGCAGAATAAGGGGGCATATTACAATATATATCCAACAATATTCTATACAGACGGACCTTTCGTTTACATGTTAATAAACGAGTCGGACGTAGATAAAGTAAAGGCCAATGATTATATAGTAATAAAGGCGGATCCTTTAGGAATTACTTATAGTGCAGAGCAGTATAAAGTTCTTGAGGTTGAAGTTAAAGAAAAAGATTTCTTAAATAACCCATCAAGGCCAAACCTATCTGGGGTATATCTTAAAATTAAGGTAAATAACAACGTTGCATTTAACGATGACAACTTGTTTACATATAAGGTTACAGCTTCTGGAAAGACTGGAGTTCCTCAAAAAGTTGGAGCATTTGGCAATTTTGCTTGTGTATTTAATAACATAAACCCACTTACATTTAGATTCGCAACTATCGAGACTCCCATTTTTTATGGAAGGGGCGTAAATGATCTTGGTATTGAGAACAATAAAAACTGGGTAAATAACTTCGGTAGAAAAGATATAAGATTCACATTGACAATCGACGGTAAAAACACGTATAAATATACTATGTTCGGATCGTCTAAGGTTATAGAATCAAACGTTGCTATTACCGGAGGTATTCAATACTTAAAAGATGATACAAATACAAATGTAGTAGCGATTAGATTCTCAAACTTGTCTGGTCATGTTATTAATGACTCTTGGAGAATAAATTGCCGATCTGTTGGAGGTTTAAATTATTTTGGAGACAGAACTATTTTCACTGGAGGCGCTGCGTCAAACACGTCTGGAATAGGATCTGACCCAATTGGATCATGTGCTATAGTTCCAGGGTTTATAGACAACAATGAAGATTTAGAAATCAAAGCTGGAGCTGTGATAACATTCAGCATAGATGAATCAAAAGTAGTTGGTGGTTCTAAACAACCAAAACAAACATTCATATCTTCATCAAACTATGCTAACATTGAGGAGTGGTTTATTGAGGATAATGCGTACTCTAATTTTGTGATGTTTGCGGATGGACAAAATAAAGGATACAAAAGCATTTTCTTTAGAAGGTCCAAGGACTATTTCGTAAAAGATGGTATGAACTCTAGTACACAGTCAAAAGACGGTGCTATTAGAATGTATATTTTGGGATACGGGAACACTCCTGCAACAGACGGCGTCAAGTGCGATCCATCCACAATCACTGTAGATTTTACGGTTACACAGATTGAAGAACCAGTAGTTCTTGAGACGGTTCCAAATTCTAGTGACGCTGACATCTACCATGAAGTAGCAACATTTGGCGTTAGTAATGGACTTCACGAAGGAAACATAACAACACAGACACGTGCCGGGGCTGGATCTACTAAGAAGTCTGCCGTGGTTCAATTGGATAATGTATATAATGCATTTTGCTTTAGAAACGGCGTAGAAAGCGATCGTATCAGAGACGACTTCAATGGCTCGTTGATGCAGTACAGCCCACGTGTGTTGTCTACCATTGAGAACTACGAGCAAGAGCAGGTAACAAATGGATTGACATACAGTGGCGTTTTCCGCGAGGACACGGGCACCAATAGACTTAATGAGTTCAACTTGTCTACCGCAAACTTTAAGTACGTGGACCGGTTTTTTGGAAGTATCCAAAAGCTTTACGCCAGAGATACCGACTTGGTAGTATTCCAAGAAAACAAAGTGTCTGTTGTTCTATACGAAAAGAACTTGATCAGCGACTCTGTTGGTGGAGGATCTATCGTTAGCATCCCGGAAGTTTTAGGAAAGCAAATTTCATTTCCAGGAGAATACGGAATAAGCTTAAACCCAGAGAGCTTTGCTGTGTGGGGTGAAAACTTATTCTTTACTGACGCCCGCCGTGGTGTTGCATTATCAATTTCTGGAAATAGTATCCAAGAAATATCTATGCAGGGCATGCGAGACTGGTTCAAGGACCTGTTCATCGCTGGTATTAATAGACAGAAGATCGGAACTTTTGATCCATACAATCAGATGTACGTGCTCGCGTCTAACGACGACACTGCGTCTCCTTGTGAATTGACCGTTACGCCTTCTTCTTTGACCGTTGACAAGTCGGGCCAAACCAAGAATATCTTTGACATACAGTCCAATTCTGGATGGGTTATCACAAACATACCGGCATGGATGACTGTAGCTCCATCTAGCGGCACTGGAAACCAAGACGTAGAGGCAGATATCGCCGCCAACAACACAGGTGTTTCTCGTACTGCCACTCTTACAATTACTGCATCTTGTGGACTTGTAAGAACGTTTACGATCACACAGACTGCTACCGTTATCAAGCGTCGCTCTACATTCGTTGTG